TTTCGAACAGTGAAGGTGTCATAGTATGAAATGCGTGTCTCATACTTGACGATAGACATTGCTGAAATCTCGACAGTCATTAGATCATCTCCCACATTTTGTGTTGCATTGCTTTGGCAATCGCTTCCTCACGATTGCGACGAGTTACTTCAGGGTTCTTCAGGTCAGAGGTATGGCTGGCCCAGTAGGTCAGGCAGTTATACAAGGCCCACTTGTTGGGACCGAGGACGCTTGCCTCATCACTGTAGATAGACAGCATCTTCTCCAATTGCTTTTCGTTCGTTCGCTCCTTGGTCTGGTGCGTGAACGACTTAGCAATGGTAGACTTGAAGAAAGTTTCGACTGCATCATACTCAATCTGATGGTTAGTCCATGCTTGCCATTGGGCTGGCTGCTGCATGAAAGTCTCTAGACCTAGTATCATCTTAGCAGCCGAACCATCTATGTTGATTGACTGCGTGTGTTTGAACTTGCTGTATGCTGTTGCATCGCTGCGTGTCATGCCGTTGAGGCAGAACAAGCGCAGTCCATCAGCCGATTGGCTGAACGCCCAGCTACCATCGTATGAATTGAAGAAGCTGATGCGGAACTTAACGTAGTCACCGACCTTGGGCTGGACAGTGAGGTCATTGAATAGGATTTCTCCACGCAACTTGCGCCCATCCTCAATCACACTGAACTTGGTGGTGTAATCTTGGCTGACGTTGGCTGCGCGTAGTGCATCCATCATGCTGTTCACCACATCATCATGCTTGACGATGCTATAGCGTGAGCCATGAACACCAAGCACAGCGTTGGTATCGGTGCGCATGACGCACTTCTGATTTGGAATCTCATTGCCAAAGCGATCAAAGATCGGTTGGATTTCTGTCGGGAAAGCGAAGGCTTCCATACTCATGTCAAGCATTTGTATTCTCCTTGTTTGTTAGGCCCAGATCATTGCGCCATTTGTAGATAGCAGTGGTAGATACAGCGCACTTTTCCGCAGCCTTCTTGGTTCCATAAGCAATGGAAGCGAGGACTGCGTGAGTGCGTGTCTCGTCAGCCAGCCCGTAGGCTGGATCATACTTGAATTGAAACAAGATAGTTCTCCATTTGGTTTTGATTTGTTCAGCGTTTCAGTTAGTCTTGCGAGGCGCGGCGTGACAGTGCCCGCTCTTCGTGCCCCCCTCCCAACCGTTGTGGAACAGGTCGAGGTAGCAAGAAAAAAGGAGAGGCTTGCGCCCCTCCTCTTCTTCTTTACTCCGCATCAGGAGTATCAACTCCATCTGTCTTAGCAGAGTAACCTTCTTTGACCGTGATGCCGAACCTTGCCATAGCTTTCCTAGCTGCATCGGCAGTCTCGGATGACGCTTGCTCTTTAGGCTGCGACTTGTAGTCTTGCCATGCAACGTAGGGTTTCAAGGTATCACCTGTCATCTCTTCGAAGACGTTGCACATGGTATGGTAGGCCAACTCAAGGCACTCAAGCTGATCCTCAAGGTTAGCGGTAAACTCAGCAGCCTTGATCAAGCTTTGTGCATCAAAGTCGTTGGTCATGTCTGCGTTCTTGCTGATGGCTTTGAGTGTGCGCATCTGTGCATCATAGCGCAGCTTCAAACCTTTGGGTCGTGCGATACCCTTGGCATCTGTATAGGTGCGAGTGTCGAACAGGTCAGCATAGACTGCGTTAGCCATGCTCTGGATGACCCGCTTCTGGCTCCAAGCCCAAGCATTCTTCTCCACAATCGTGCCGTCTTGCTCTGTGGCAAGGTAGGGATTGTTGAACTCGGATGCGATGCGTGCGATGGCGTCATGCAAGCTGATGTTTTCGTAGGTATTCATGATCTTCTCCATTGTGATGTTTGATTGAGGTTACAGTTTCTTCTTATTATGCCCGCCCCAAGAGAGGGTCAGGCGTCTGAGTCAAGTCCGCTCTGCGCCCGCTTGCGGGTCGACTTGACTCAGATGAATGATCCTCTAGGGGATTACATATTCTTTAGTGGTATTTCCTGTTTCCACATTAGATAAAGGAAAGCCCATGTTAATCCTGAAGCACGTTTCATTGCCCTGCCGTATTTCTTAGCGCGGCGCTTATTTGGGAACCAACGCCGCTCGGTTCCATCGCATAGGTCAACCCAGTATATGCTATGCATCTCAGTCTCCTTTGTTACTCACACAGACAATCTCCGTGCGATGTCACTAGGTAATTCAAATTATCCTCGCACCCCGCCCTCTTGAGGGTGGGGGAATAGACAAGGATGGCGCTTGCGCCACCAGCTTGCTGGCAAGACTCGGGTGTCTATTCTTGCAATTGCGCTTATAGCCGCCCGAACCGCTCCTTAGCGGGGCGGTTAACAGCGGCTTACGCAGACATGGAATAAGAATCGATGGCCGAGGTGCAGTCCTTGGCAATGCAGGGAATTTGGACACCCAGAGGGACAATCCGCACGGGGGTTCGTGTGTGTGAGAGTCCACATAGCGAGGACATAACCTATCCATCGCAAGCGAAGCGCAGCACAGATGGATGGTTATACCGCAGCGAGTTAGCCCCACGGGAATGACTATATCCCGACACGCGAAGCCGAGGTCCGCTTTGCCAGATGCGAGGCCAAGTGACGTATGCGTGGAGTAGATAAGCCCGCTAAAGGCGGGGTTGTCCTTCACGCATATGTCGGTGCAGCCCGCTGTGAAGAAGATCATAGAGCATCACTTGGACAAGCGGTCCCCACCCTTTAGGGCGGAGACTCCTTCAGTCTCCGTTCATGGGGGGCGCGGTCCCGCCCATAGAAGACGGAGAAGCATAAAGAGGTGAGGACAATGGCGGGATGGCCCATCACTTTTTGTTACAGTCTGATACATATGGTAACGGATGGATTGACTAGAGGTTGACACTGAGCCTAGATGGGGGGGACAGACAGGGGGGGTGAGTGATAGATGAAAAGACTTCAGGATATGCGTAAGCTAACTGTAAGACAGAAGGCCCTCGTTGAAGCGTATGTTGCAAATGGTGGTAACCTAACGCAAGCCGCTAATGAAGCAGGATATGCTGAGGGCAATTCCGCAAGAGTCACAGCGTGGAAAACTATGAAGACTCCACATGTGCAGCAGTATCTAATGCAGGTGACAGCCGAGGCGTTTGCAACTCATGCGGCAATGGCTGTTCACAGGGTGGCAAGCTTAGCTAAAAGCGCTAAATCTGAGTATGTTCAGCTAGAGGCTAGCAAGGATTTACTTGATAGAGCAGGGTTTAAACCTGTTGATAGATCACAGATACAAGTTGCAGGTGACATAAGGGTCCACATTGACCTAGGGTAATTTCCTCAGCGACTACTCGTAGTATGTGGGGTAGGGGGAAAACTTAGCGACTATGTTACTGTAATACTCTACCACTCTTATTTTTTTCCAAAAAGGTTCGGGGTATCGAATGCGAGTTAGTGCTAAGACAGGCGGTAGGTTTGGCGATAAGGTTCCTGAACGCCAACCGATTGGCGATAATTCTGTCGCGAGGAGATTGATGGGTGAAGAGTCCAGCATGGCAGCGGAAGGAGGGCAAGAACCCAGCGGGGGGATTGAACTCCAAGGGTCGGGAGAGTTACAATCGGGAGACGGGGGGCAACCTTAAGGCTCCTGTTAAGAGTGGAGACAATCCTCGTCGCGCTTCTTTTTTGGCGAGAATGGGGAACATGGCTGGGCCAGAGAAGGATGAGAAGGGTCGCCCTACTCGCTTGCTTCTCAGCCTAAAGGCATGGGGCGCAAGTAGTAAGGATGATGCCAAGTCTAAGGCGCGGGCTATCAGCAGCCGCCTTAAGGCAAAGAAGGAGTAGGATTATGTGCTTTGGTGGTGGCTCTATGCCAAAGGTCAAGACTGACTATGTGAAGCCAGACTACAAGCTGCCTTCTTTGTCTATGAATCCTGTTCAGCGCGTTGATCCGCAGTATAAAGAGGTTATGGCTGGCGGTAAGGTTCGCAGTCTTCTGATGCCAACAGAAATAATCAATGGTATGATTAATGGCTGAGTCTAAGGTTAATGAAGCTGGCAACTACACCAAGCCTTCTATGCGGAAGACTTTGTTCCAACGCATTAAGTCTGGTGACAAGGGCGGCAGTGCTGGTCAGTGGAGCGCCCGCAAGGCTCAGATGTTGGCAAAGCAGTATAAGGCCAAGGGCGGGGGATACACTTCGTGAAGAAACCTCAGAGGTCTTTGCTTGCATGGACTAATCAGGAGTGGACTACGAAGAGTGGCAAGCCCTCTACGCAAGGTCCAGAAGCTACGGGAGAACGGTATCTTCCGAAGAAGGCGATTAGTGCTTTGAGTGCGAGTGAGTATTCGGCTACGACCGCAAAGAAACGTGAGGCTACTAAGGCTGGCAAGCAGGTATCAAAGCAGCCGAAGAGTATTGCTGACAAAGTAAGGAAGTATCGTGATGGCTGATTCAATGAAAGTTGGCGGCGGCGGTCGCTTTAAGAAGTTGGTAAAGGAACTTGCGGCAAAGGGTTCTAAAGACCCGAAGGCTCTTGCTGCAAGTATTGGTCGTAAGAAGTACGGCAAGACTGAGTTCCAAAAGATGGCAGCAAAAGGAAAGTAAGATGTACAACAAAGGCAGTATGAAGCCCACGCCTAAGCCCATGCCCAAACCAAAGCCCAAGCCCAAAGGCAAATGAGCTTCATCTCTACAATCACGACACAGGATTTGACCCTTCTTCGCGGCATAGTGAGGAAGGTTCATCTCCGTTATGTGCCGAAGGAACACGCGACCGATAAGGAATGCGACAAGCTGATCGAAAGCCTTGGGCCAGAGATTGCCGAGCAGATGATCCGCTTTGGAGTTGATAAAGGGCTGCGATGATTGACTTCAAATACAAGCCTGATGGTGAAGTCCTCAAGGCTTTTATGAAGGACGATACCTTTGTTCGTGGCATTCGCGGCC